AGCATTCATTGGGAGAAAGCGAAGGGGAACAAGGCACAGAATCTGGTTTATTGCGCTAAAGACGGCAAATATCACCACAGTGCGAAGATGCGCCCGATCAGACCTGTACAGCTGATGAAGCGAGAGTTCCTTAGAGATGACCAGAAAGAGATTGTAGACCTGTTCAAGGACTACGAAGACCCCTTATGGGGCCGCAATATCTACTGGTTTTGGGAGCCCACTGGTAACTGGGGCAAGAGTGTCGTGGCGACGCACCTCGTGGACTTCGGCGATGCGATTGAAGTCTCCGGCGCCGCTAAAGACGTCTTCTGTGGCATTGCAGCAGCACTAGAAGACAAAGACATTAAGACCGTAGTGTTCGACATACCGAGGCGAAGTGTCGACTACGTGCAGTATCAGGCCATTGAGAAGCTCAAGGACGGTAAGTTCTTCAGTCCGAAGTATGAGAGCGGCATGAAGAGATTTAACAAACCTCACATAGTGTGCTTTGCAAATCAACCACCAGATGTGACGGGTATGTCACTGGATCGGTGGATTATAGAACGTTTAGATTCACATGAAGAAATAGAAACTTAGGTTAGACGCTTCGCTTACTAAAACACCCCCTAGGTTGGGAGTAAACATATACTCACAGGCCCCTAACTGTGGTCCAGAGGGGGTTAAATAATAAAAGATAGTAGGGAGAATATTGATAAAAAATACACATTTATTCGGCTGCATAGCCGGTAGTAAGACAAGATAGTGCGACATTTGGGTACTGATTGTCCAATACTGAGTTATCACTAAAGATGATAATAAAGCGTTTATGCTTTGCATCGATCTCACTGTACTGGAGATCTTGGGAGTCAGCTGCCTTACCGGTAGATTTCAACACCGTGTTGCCGTAGCTGAGTTTATGCTGCGAACGCCTGACGGCAGCACCCAGCCCTTGAGTGTTCTGGGATACACCAGGAGGACCTCCGGGCCAGCCAATGGTGGGGCCCAGGGTACAGAACTCCATACGCTTAATGATCTTGAATCGCGATGAGTTAAGGAAAGCGCCATAGCCGCTGGCTTGCAATGGGATGGCGCTATCGGGGCAGCAGTAGTCAGAGTCCTTATCTAGAGAAGTCATGTTAAAGGTGTCCCCATAGGTCTGCGTTGCACACTTAGGGTTCAACTGGACAATAAAGGCGGTCATGTAGAGCGGGGAAGGCTCGTTGCCGCCGGTAATGGATAGATCGAGCCACTGTGAGTTCACGACTACCTTAGAACGAAGCTGCGGGGTAACCTGAGGTTCTGTGGTCATAGTCACAGTCCAGGGTACCGCCAATCCGGACGAAGTCTGTGCGGGATTGTTCGTAGAAGGGCCACTAGTAAGAGGAATGATGAACGGGAAGGAGGTGATCTGCTGTTCTATGAAGCCAGATCGCCACCGGATACGTTCCTTGTTGAGGTTAACGTGTTGTCTAAGGGACATGAGTTGCCGTTGGTTTGATTGAATCTGGCGTCTTTGATTCCGAGCAGACGGCTTACGATACTTAATACGACGCAAATTGCTACGAGCACTAGATCTACGTTTGTTAGAGTAGCGTCGTTTCCCATACGGCATAATTTTCATTAGGAGGCGCTTGTACTTATATAGTCATTTTTTTTTGTTAGGGGCAACAGAAAATGCAAAGTACTTATACTCGGTAGGGGCACCTCGATATGAAGCGACAATTGGAAACATTGGAAATGGAGGGGGGTAATACTAAACCCCCTCCATTAAGAATAGTTCCTAGTAAAAGATGGACATTTACATATAACAATCCTCCGGAAGACGCAGTGGAAACATTGGAAAGCATTTTGACTGCGTTCGACATCGAGTACATTTTCGGCGAAGAGATCGGCGAGCAAGGTACACCACATCTTCAAGGGTACCTAGAGGCACCCGTGAAGATCAGACCAATTGAGAAGCTAGGGCTTGATAAGAGCATTCATTGGGAGAAAGCGAAGGGGAACAAGGCACAGAATCTGGTTTATTGCGCTAAAGACGGCAAATATCACCACAGTGCGAAGATGCGCCCGATCAGACCTGT